TGCTGGAGAGGTTGATATTAACGTCAGAACCTATATCAGTGATCCAGACATTACCCTCGATGGGGCAGTTGCACAAACTCTAGACAAGACTGGAGATGGTAATTTAACATTCCAGACTACACAAAACTCAACCTCTGCTAGATCTTTAAGTATACTTGCAACTAACTCTGGTTCTGGTACAAGTACAGTAACTATTTCTGCAGAAGATGTAGTTGATATAGACGCATCAGATGCTGGTGGTAAAGTTCATGTAGAGAACTTAAGGTTCCAAGGTAACTACATGGGTGGTACTGGTGATATTTTAATTGACCCTAATGATGATAGAGATGTTACAGGTCTAGTAACTATAAGAGGAAATTTACAAGTTGATGGAACGACTACAACAATTAATTCAACCGTTACTACGTTGGATGATCCTATTATTACTCTTGGCGGTGATACTGCTCCAGGTTCAGATGATGGTAAGGATAGGGGAGTTGAATTCAGATATTACGACACACAAGCAAGAGTTGGATTCTTTGGTTACGACGATTCGGCCACTGATCTTGGAGGCCATTCAGGAGCGTTCTCATTCATCTACGATGCCACAAATACCTCCGAGGTATTCGCTGGAACAGATGCAGGGATCATCGCTGGTAACTTAAAACTAACAACTAATACTAACTCAACCTCAAATACTACTGGAGACTTAGTAGTTGCTGGTGGAGCTGGTATTGGAGATGATGTTAATATTGGTGGTTCAGTAGATATTGATACCAACCTAACTGTTCATGGTACAACTCTCCATGATGATAATATTGTTATCCAAGGTGCTTCCAAGGTTCTACAATTAAACAATGGTAGTGGAACTAATAGAGTAGAACTACAATCAACAACTGGTAATGCATCATTCTATGGTGTTGTTGATATAACTAACAACCTTAACATTAATTCTAATAAGTTTAATGTTGTAGCAGCATCTGGTAATACTGCTATTGCTGGTACTCTAACAGTATCTGATGAGACTATAGTTAAAGCAGATAATAAAACCTTTAAAGTTCAAACTGCTGCTGGAGTAGATAAGTTTGTTGTTGATACTGATAATGGTGATACTAATACTGAAGGTAAATTAAATGTTGCTGATCTAGTCTATCTTGAATCTACAGATGAACCTGATATTTTATCTGGTGCTCCACATACAATTCAGAATTCTGATTATGGTGCGTTAAGAGTAGATGGTGGTGGATACTTTGATAAGAACGTTCTCTTTAATGGTGACATATATTTAAATGGTGACTTTAACCAGCAAGAAGACGCAACTGAGAACTACGGTCTAAGAAACTACCTATCAATACGTTATAAACTACGTACTGGTTCTGTTGCTGCATATACACCAAGTTATTCAAACCACAACACTTCTAACTTGAGAGTCTTTGGTGGTGCTGGTGTTAACACCTCACTACACGTTGGTGGTACAGGATCTGGAGAAGGTTTCTTTGTAGGTAAGAAAAATAATGGTGATTCAATTAAGTTCCAAGTTCTAGGTGCTTCAGGAGATATCACATCTGAAGGTGATCTAGTACAAAATGGTAATTCAGAATTTAATGGTACTGTTGATGTTGATGCAGACTTTGCTGTTCGTTCTGGTACAACAGATAAATTCTTTGTTGATAATGGAACTGGTAATACAAATATAGAAGGTACATTAACTGTTGATGCAGCAGCAGAATTAAATTCAACATTGAATGTTGATGCTGGTGCTACATTCCAAGACAATGTAACTATCAATGCTGACAATAAGACGTTTAAAATACAGAACAATAGTTCTGTAGATAAGTTTGTTGTTGATACAGATAATGGTAATACAGAAACACAAGGTACGTTAACTGTACAAGGTCAAACAAATATTATTGATTCACTTGTAATTAATGCTGCTAACGAAAGTTTTGATGTTCAAAATGGATCTGCTGTATCTAAGTTTAGTATCGATACAGACAATGGTAATACAAATATAATTGGTACATTAACCGTTGGTGATGCTACACAGATTAATGATACATTCGGAACATCTGGTGTTAATACATTCACTAACAACACAGAGCAAACTCTAACAGGTTCATACGCTGCTGATGGTTCTGCAAGATTTACTGGTGGTGCTGGTATTGCAAGAAATCTAGCAGTTGGTGGTGCAGCTAGAGTTTATGGAAACACAGAATTAACTGGTACTTTAGATCTTAATAACGATGCTGACATTTCAGGTAATTTAGTTGTAAGTAATACACAAGATGCATCATCTCTTGCAGATAGTTCAGTTGCTCTTCAAGTTTCTGGTGGTGCAACGATTGATAAGAACACATACGTTGGTGGAAACTTTGTAGTATATGATGCTGGTAATGCACGTTCTGCCTTTACTGTTACTAACAGTTCGGGTGATGGTGAATTCCATAATGACCTTACAGTTGGAGGTAACTTAATAGTCAATGGATCAACAACTACTGTTAATAGTACGGTCACAACTCTCGATGACCCTATTATTACTTTGGGTGGTGACACAGCACCAGCGTCTAACGATGCTAAGGATCGTGGTGTTGAGTTCCGTTATTACGACGGCTCTGCTAAAATTGGGTTCTTTGGATACGACAGATCAGCAAACCAATTCTCATTCGTAACAGATGCAACTAATACCTCAGAAGTATTAGCTGGAACAGATGGTGCTCTTCGTGCTGGTACTTTAAATCTTACTGCTGCTGGTACTGCACTTGACGTTGATAATAATGTAAATGTAGATGGTACTATAACAGTTGATGGTCAGTTTATATCAAATCTAAGCACTGGTACTGCTCCATTCTCTATTGCTTCTACCACTAAAGTTAACAACTTAAACGTTGATTATCTTGATAATATGACAACTGCAAGTGCTAATACAGCATCTACAGTTGTTAATCGTGATGCTTCTGGAGACTTTGCTGCTAATCAAATCACTGCTGCTAGTGCTACAGGTGCTGGTGCTGGATTCTTAGGTAACGCATCTACTGCTGATACTTGGAAGACTGCTAGAGTATTAACAATTGATGGTGTTGTAAATGGTAATGTATCCATTGATGGTAGTGCTGCTGTTACTCTTACAACTACTTACGATGATGCTGATATAACTGCACTTGCTGCACAGTCTGGTACTGGGTACATGGTCAGGACTGCAGCAAATACTTATGCTCATAGAACATTCTCTGTTACAGCATCCTCTGGTATTACACTTACTAATCCTGATGGTATATCAGGTAACACAACAATTAACGTTGCTTCTGCAAGTAGTAACGCATCGAACAACTTAGTCATACGTGACGGATCTGGTGACTTTGCTGCTAATGAGATTACTTCAGATTTAGTTGGTAATCTTACAGGTGCTACTTCTACTGCTAAAGATCTTAATCCTGCTGCAGATAGCACATACGATCTTGGTACATCTTCTGTTAGATGGCAAGGAATCTTTGCAGATGCTGCAAATATAACTGCTATTACTGGTGCTTTAACTGGTAATGTAACTGGTCAAGTTTCAGATATTTCTAATCATGATACAGGTGCTTTATCAGAAGGATCCAATTTATACTTCACTAACGAACGTGTAGATGATAGGGTTAATGCTCTTATAGTTGCTGGTACAGGTATCACTAAGGTTTATGATGATGCTGCTGGAACGTATACTCTTACAGTTACACAGGCAGATATTAGTACCGATAATGTAACAGAAGGTTCTACTAACCTCTTTACTACTGCTGCAAGAACTAGAACACACTTCACATATGGTACTGGTATCACACATGATGGTTCAGGTGCTCTTTCTGTAACACAGGCAGATATTAACACAGATAATGTAACAGAAGGTTCTACAAACCTATTCACTACTGCTGCTCGTACAAGGACACACTTTACATATGGCACAGGTATCACACATAATAGTGGTACTCTTAGTGTTACTCAGGCAGACATTGATACTGATAACGTAACTGAAGGATCCACTAACGTATTCTTCACTAATGCTAGAGCAGATGCACGTATTGCTGCTGCTGATACTGATGACTTATCTGAAGGTTCAACAAATCTTTATTATACAGACGCAAGAGCAAATGTAAGAGTTGCTGCTGCAACTGGAGCAAACTTAGATTTATCAAGTAAATCTACAACTAATCTTTCTGAAGGAACTAATCAATATTATACAGAAGCAAGAGTACAAGCAAAACTTGATAATGCCTTTGAGCAATTGAGTGCAATGCTTAGTAATCTTTCAACTTCAACTACTCTAGTACTGAATTTATCTGGAGATCCTACACCAGGAACTGTTGTAAGTCTTGGATCAATTTCTAACAATGGTGTTGGTGGATTTAGTAATGCAACTGGAGTTGCTACGAGTGGAGGTACTGGTTCTGGGTTAACTGTTGATACCACTATAACTGGTGATGTTATAACAGGTATTGCATTAAATGCTGCTGGCTCTGGATATGAAATTGGTGATACATTAACTATTACTAACCCTAATCTTGGTGGTGTTGATGCTCTTAACTTAGGTACATTATCAGGTGGTACTGGATATAGTAATGCAACTGGTGTTGCAGTGACAGGTGGTGGTGGATCTTCATGTACTGTTGATATCACAACCTCTGGTGGTGCAATTACCAACGTTACTATCAATGATGCTGGTACTGGATATAGTGCTGGAGATACTTTAACAATCGCTAATGCTAATGCTTCAGGCATTAAGACTACAGGAAACGTTGGTGCTGCTGATGCAGCAAGGACTCCTGGTACATATAGTATTGGTGCTTCTGATTATATTACTCAGGCATCTGGTAGTGGAGCAACATTCACTGTTGTGATTGCAGTTGGTGGTGGGGCAACTATTGTTACTACTGATGACGGTACAGGATTTATTGTTGATGAAACAATAACTATTGCTGATGCTCAATTAGGTGGTGGTGGTGCTGCTGATCTTACTTTTGATGCTACAGCAATTCATGGTAACGGTGCATCTGTTGATGTTTCAACCGTATTCGTTAATGCAACCTTCGCACTTGCTGACATCACAACGATGGAAGTTGGTGCAACCGTTACAGGTGGTACTTCAGGTTCAACAGGAGTTATCACTGCTCTAGGTGCTACTTCAGTCACCGTTGATAATGTTGATGGATTCTTCAAGAAGGGAGAAACCGTTGGTGCTAATGATGTTACTAACTTGACTATCCAATCATTCGCTTAAAGATAAATGTCTGCTACAAGACCAGCTACTAAAACTGAATTAAAAGATTATGCTCTACGTAGGTTAGGATATCCTACGATAGACATTAACGTTGCTACTGAGCAGTTAGATGACTTAGTGGAAGAAGCAATTGATTACTATCAAGAGTATCATTATAACGGAAGTTATAAATCTTGGATGAAAATTGAAGTTACTGATGCAATTAAAACTGCTGCAAAATCAGAAACTCAACAAGGTTCTACTGCTTGGTATGGTGTTAATAACTATGTTTCTACACCACCTGGAATGCTAGGGATTAATCATGTTTACACAAACATTGGTGCATCTAGTATTGTTCCTGGTAATATATTTAATATTAAGTATCAGATATTTTTAAATGATATCTATGCCATGACTCATGGACAGATATTACATTATTATATGACTTCCCAATATCTTGAAACTTTAGATTGGGTAACCAATTCTCAAGCCAATCGTAGAATTGGATGGAATGAACATGGTGGTAAGTTAAGTCTTGATATGGATTGGGACCAAATTACTACTGGTGATTATATTATGGTTGATTGTTTAATGCGTCAAGATCCAGAAACAAATACAGGAATGTATAATGATAACTGGTTAAAAGATTATGTGGAAGCACTTTTCCAGCAGCAGTGGGGTCGCAACTTAAGTAAGTATGATGGCATACAAATGTTAGGTGGAGTTACACTTAATGGTCGTCAAATCTTAGAAGATGCATCTACGTTTAAACAGGACATGGAGAAAGAACTCCGTGATCGTTATGAACTTCCACCTATAGATTTAATAGGTTAATATGGCATATTCAAATACTCCAGCACAGGATTACGTACAGTCTGACTATACTAATTCTGCTAGATTAAACATTAATGGTTCTGCTCAAGAGCAGAAGTTTATGGAAAACCTAGTTGTAGAAAGCATTGAAATTTACGGGCAAGATATTTACTACGTGCCGAGAACTATTGTCAACCGTGATAACGTCTTCGGAGAGGACTCTGATGGCAAATTTGAAAGTGCCAAAGCGATTCGTGCCTATGTCAATAATGTTGAAGGATGGGAAGGACAAGGCGAGCTTCTTACGAAGTTTGGAATCCGCATCGAGGATAAGACAACGTTTATATTCTCCCGTGAAAAATTTAAAGAAAAGGTTGATGACTCGACTGTACTCAATGTCGAAGGAAGACCCAACGAAGGGGATTTAATTTGGTTCCCTATAACTAGACATCTATTTGAAATTAAGTTTGTAGAAGTCGAACGTCCTTTCTACCAGTTAGGTAAAGGGTATGTTTGGGAATGCCAGTGCGAACTCTTCGAGTACAGCGATGAGGAGATTGATACTGGTCTTGCAGATCTTGATGCTATTGAGACTAATTTTGCTAATGCTATTACAGTTGGTCTTGTAGCTGGTGGAAGTGGAGACTTTACTGTTGGGGAAACTGTTACTGGAGGGACATCAAATGTTACGGCTGAGGTTAAGTCTTGGGATAGTGCTTCTAGGACTCTCATCGTTATCAATCGTTCTGGTACATTCTCTGTACCAGAAACACTTACAGGGGGTACATCTAGTGCATCTTGGACAACTGCTACATATAATACAATAGATAATAAAAATATCGAGTACGATCAAAACAATGACTTTGAGACTGCTGATAACGATATTATAGACTTCTCCGAGGCAAACCCATTCGGAACAGTCGGAAGCTCAACTGATGTATCAATCTAATGTTAGGAACTTATTCATACAATGAAATTTTTCGTAAGACCATTGTGGCTTTCGGAACGTTATTTAATAACATAGAAATTCGTCGCTCTGATGAAGTGATGAAAGTTCCTTTGGCATATGGTCCAAAGCAAAAATTTTTAGCAAGGTTAGACCAAAATCCAGACCCAACTAATAAGAGGGTTCAGATAACTTTACCTAGACTTTCATTTGAAATTAATAGTATAGGATATGATCCTACTAGAAAGGTATCACCAACACAGAAGATTAAATTTAAAAAGGACGTAAATGAAAATAAGAATGCTTTCATGCCAGTCCCTTATAATATTGGGTTTGAATTAGCAATTATATCAAAAAATCAAGATGACGGATTACAGATCATTGAACAGATTCTTCCGTACTTTCAACCTCATTATAATCTCTCAGTTAAATTACAAACAACAATAGGAGAAACAAAAGATGTTCCTATAGTTTTACAGAACATTGATTATGAGGATGACTACGAAGGAGATTTCGCACAACGTAGAGCAATTATATACACTCTAACATTTACTGCAAAGACTTATCTATACGGTCCTATTACAGACAGCAAGGTTATCAAGAAGGCTATTACAGATACTTACAGTTCTGTCAATACAACTACAGCACCAAGAGAACGCAGATATACAGTTACACCTGAAGCATTAACAGATCAGGATGGAGTAGGAGTTACTACTCTTACTGCTGCAATGGATGTCAATGATGGAATTATATCTGTTGCTAGTGTAGCAGCTTTCGCACAAGGAGATGACATTCAGATTGGAACTGAGGTAATGCATGTCAATAGAGTTGTTGGTAGTACCTTACATGTCGGTAGAGGATGGAATGGTTCAACGATTGTTGGACATGCAAACGGTTCAGCTATTCTGAAGATAGATGAAGATGATGCAGCACTACTAGATTCTAGTGATGACTTTGGATTTGGTGAGTTGTATTCTGAATACACAGATAATAAGAAACGTAATCCTATTAGTGGTCAAGATGAGGCAATTTAATTATGAGTTTTGATGGACTTTCAAAAGCATTTGGTGATGAACCATCAGATCTTGAAAAGCATGTAGAGGAAACTAAAGCACTCACAAAGAAATCTGAGGCTCCTGATATACAACAGGACTATGAGATTTCTCGTGCTCAACTACATAATCTAGTAATGAAAGGACAGGAGGCAGTAGATGGTATACTTGATGTGGCACGAGCTTCAGATCATCCTCGTGCTTATGAAGTTGCTGCAACAACAATTAAAGCAGTCGGAGATGTAACAGATAAATTAATAGATCTCCAAGGTAAGATGAAAGAATTGGATAAGGAAGAAAAGAGAGGTCCGACAAATGTTACTAATGCTATGTTTGTTGGTAGTACTGCAGAGCTTCAAAAGATGTTAAAGAATATAAATAAAGAGGAATCTAAATAACACGACAATGACAGTTCTTAATGTATTAAGTACTAATTCGGTAGCTGCTGGTGCTTCTGAATATCAAACAGTACAAACAGGATATTATAGAGTTGGTTCTACAGCAGGTGCTGCCACAGTTTCATTCAATGGTGGACCCGCAATAACTCTAGTACAAAATGAATTTGTTCTTATCAAAGGTGGTAAGCCAGGTACAGCAAATATCGTAAAGGGTACTGCTGATGCAACTACCGATTATTATGTTGGTGAACACGTTCAAGATACATCTAGTAATCATCCATTTGCTGTAGGAGATTATATTGCAGTAGTTGATGATGGAACAGATACTGCTATCAATGCTGCTTTCTTATCTGCTGGTACTGCTGGTAAAAAAATAACTGCTGATAATGGTTTAGGTATGTTGAGTACAGATATTGATTCATCTGCTACTTCTACTTACACTTGGTCATCAGGTAGAAAAGCAAAAATTCAACGTGCTGTTAAAATTACTGCAGCAACTAGTGCAGTTATAGTAGAAGAAGTACAAGTAGTCGGAGGCTAAGATGCCAGCCGTTAACCAAGAAGCAGAACGTATAGTTAGAGGGATGAAGAACAAAAGTGCTCATCGCTTTAAGAAACTATATGGGAAACGTGACAAGGAAGTCATGTATGCTACGGCAAATAAGTTAGCACAAGAAGCACAATTAAAGGTTATGTACTATAAAGATTTTATCAACATAGTTGAGGGCAACCCAACAACCAGAATGTTAACTAAGTCTAAGACTAAGGTTACAGGTAACATCTCTGCTGACCGTGGTAGTGATGAGAAAAAGAATCGTGAAAAGAGAAAAGGTCTTGAGAAGGATCTGAAAAAGAAAGGTATAGGTTATAAGAAAGGTGTTGGTGAATACAAGTACAAGAGTGATGACGGAAAGGAAGGTACTGGTAGAGAAGTCTCTTACCAAACTTCCAAACCCGATAAGATGTCAAAACGTAGGTTTGGTAAAACAATGCGTCGTCTTGGTAGAAAGCACGGTCAAGAATCAGTCATTACAAAAGACAAAAAGAAACCAGCAAGGTTGCACGATACCCAATCTAAGAAACCTGGAAAGTCAATTAACTTAGGAAAGTCTGCTGCAGGTAAACACCCTAAAGGAGATGGTGAAACTTCAGGTACTAAGGTAAGAAGTGGTAAATTAGGTAAGACTAATAAGGCATCGTATCATTATAAGTGATTCCTCACGTTGCGTAATTGTACTTATGTGCTATACTAAATAGTATCACATTAGGGATTGAAAGATCATGCCCCTGTCACACTATACCGTAGGGTATCATGACACTGATCAACAGCGTCATTACATTTGCGAGTACGCTTCAGACTCGTATCAAGCTATTAAAGACGCACAAGAGGATGTTCCCTTTTTAAAGGAGCATCCTTCTTTTGTGGATTCTTGTACAAACGAAACAGGTTTAGATTACTTGATGGGATTAGTCCCAATGGGTCGATGAATAAACACGAAATAATGTGGTGGATGAGCCGACTCACCATCATGGGAACATCTTTGGGTATGGCAACATGGCTTGCTGCACAGGCATATGTATAATAAATAACAGTGCCTTGTTAAAATTAAATGGCTACTATAACTCTTCAGACACCTGACGGTGAGACAACTACATTTGAATGTGATGAAGAAACCCCTATATTAGAAGCTGCAGAAGAAGCAGGTGTAGATCATCCATATTCTTGTCGTGCTGGTTCATGTTCTTCATGTTGTATGAAGCTTGTTGATGGTACAGTTAATCAGGAAGATCAATTCTTCTTAGATGATGATCAATTAGAATCTGGATTTGTTCTTACTTGCGTTGCACTACCAAGTAGTGCTACAATAACCCTACTAACAGAGCAAGAAGAAAATCTGTAATGACACAACGAAATTGGGATGATCCTCTTAACTTCAAAGAGGAAGGTATTGTATTAGATTATAAAACTGCTGGTGTCGATATAGATGCTGGTAATAAATTTGTAGAAGATCTCAAAACTAAAGTCCCTGGCCTTGGTGGGTTTGGGGGAATGATAAAGGTTCCTGTAGGATACGAGGAACCTATTTTAGTATCTGGAGCTGATGGTGTTGGAACTAAATTAAACATAGCAACAGTTGCTAATGACTATACAACTATAGGACAAGACTTAGTTGCTATGTGTGTCAACGATGTGATTACATGTGGTGCTAATCCATTATATTTTTTAGATTATATTTCTACTCAGAGAGTGGATAATAATGTAGCAGATATTATGGTAGGAGTTATGAAGGGATGTGAGATCGCAGGTATGGATCTTATAGGTGGAGAGACTGCTGAACATCCAAGACAACTTCATTATGATATGGCAGGGTTCTGTACTGGTATAGTAGAGAAGAAGAAAATTATAGATGGGTCTGCAATCAAACCAAGTGATAGAGTTATTGGACTAGCAAGTAGTGGACTTCATAGTAATGGATATAGTATTGTTAATTATCTGGCACGTAGACTTAAGTTAAATTATGCCACTCATCCTGAGTTACTTACACCAACTACAATCTATGTACAAGTAGTAAAGAGATTGTTACGAGAGTTTGATGACATATATGGTATGGCACATATCACAGGTGGTGGTATTCCTGAGAACTTACCTAGATGTTTACCAAAAGGATTGAAGGTTGATGTAGATTATAATGCATGGACAGTACCAGAAATTTTTAAACAGATTCAACTTAAAGGTAATGTTGAAGAATCTGAAATGAGAAGAGTATTTAATCTTGGTATTGGATACTGTCTAGTTGTTCCTGATAACATTAAGTATTATGTGATGGACTTCATTAGACAGGAAGGTATTGATTGTTGGGAGATAGGAGAAGTATATGAAGGGATATAGTAAAGAAGATATTAAAAGGATCTTAGGGTCTTCTTGGCCTACTATGCCTGAAGATCATGAGACTGGTAATCAGATGAGAAGAAGAAAGGGGCAAGAGATGAGATCAGGGAAGAGACCCTATCCAAAGTATCCATCAAAGGAGTCGAGGATAGCAGATACTTCAGGTAAGTTTGATGAGAATGGACAATATATTTTCCCACCAGATTCTGGGTTTAATTATGTTCAATGGTTAAAGGATCATCCAGATTCAACTGAAGCAAGTTCATATGGTAATAAGGTATCATGATTCCTGATATTCCTGTTGTTGGTGGTGAGAGTATACCTTTTATAGAGGTTAATGGTACTGGTATAAAATTAATACAACCAATTAGGTCATCCACTTCATCTATAAGACCTATTGGTGTAAGTTATATTTCTGATGCTAGAGTATGGACTATTCAACCTCCATCAGTGAATACTTTAACTGTTCCTGTTACCACAGTTGTAGGTACTCCTATAGTTAATATGCCTGGTTGTGTGAAGGTACATAAGGAGAATGCAAAGAATCCAAAGAATAGAAATAAGATGCTGGTGGATGATGATCCTAAAGGCAATACAGTATTATGCGATGCTGGTGCTCCATACTATGAACCAGCAGAGTATGATTATAGAGATTTAAGTTGGCAAACAATATATACAGATTCAGAGGAAGCTCCTGAGGGTATTGATACTGGAGAACCACCTACACCTGAGATACCAGATGCTCCACCACCACCTGAAACACCTGCACAAACAGCAGAGGATGTAGAATGCCCTCCACCTAATGCAAGGAGGATTGGAGACCTGAATCAGGCAGGTACAGAGAAGGTTGTTGGATATGAATTAACTCCAGACGGTAAGATATGTGAAACACAATGGGAAGCAATTGGTTTTGCTGAAAGATATCTACCCAGTGTTCCTATTGTATCTACTACTGCTACTATTGCTGTGGTTGCGACGTCATCTGCCCTACTTGCCAAACCCCTAGCAGACCTTCTTCTGAAGGTGATAAAACCTGTTGTGAAGAAGGTTTTAGCCAAGGTAGATAAGATAAGGGGGAAGAAGGAGAAGGTTCTTTCTGTACGGGAACGTCTACTTGCTCAGAGGGATCGGAATCGGGCGATAATGGAACTTCGGAAGGCGTTGAAGAAGTAGAATCTTCATTATTAGGATTAGAGCAAGATCAGAA